AAACAAGCAAGCGGCCAAGCCGATGCCGATGACAAGGGCAGTGATCAGGTCCAGTGCGGCCTCTGCACGGGCGTGCAGCTTAGCGGCGCGGACTTGGTAGTGCTGGTGATATTTGTGGTGTTTCATGTTGCTCCTTAAATCGTGAAACGGGTTGTGTAGTCATTGCAAACGTCTTAAACGGCGAACCGTGAAACATATTGTGTAGTCATTACATGGACAATGCAACACCTATTTGTTTGTGTTTGGAATTAACAACAATGTTAAGTAAAATGCTGGCATGACATCTGTTCACGACATCCGCACCTTGGCCAAGCAGCACGGCATCAGCATGAAGGCCGTGTGCATCGAAGCCCAAATACAACAGCCCCAAGTCAGCAGGTGGCTGAGTGGGGCTGTCGATCCTCTGTGGGGGTCAGTCAATCAGCTTGAACAGGCACTGCTCAAACTGATCGCTGCCAAGGGCTGATTACCAATCATCTCCAATGTCAGCAGTGGCAGCCACAGGCGCTGCTGCACCACGGGTGATGCCGAAGTCAGAGGCCGCTGTCGGCTTTGCACCGCCCAATGGCTCGCCCTTGCGCACCAGCAAGATGTTGTTCAAACCGAACGACACCCCATTGTTGCCAGCCTGGCTGTACGCATAGGCATTGAGCGACACGCGAATGTAGTCGCCACTCACAATGTCATCGTTTCCGATCAGGTCGTTGCCGTGCGTGTCAATCGCGCCCGGCTTGCTGGTGCTCTTCACATTGCAAAAGAAATGGCCAGCGTATTCCTTGCCCAATGGAGAGCCATCGGTCTTGGTTTCCGTGTCGCCATCACGCAACGGGTTGCGCACGTTCTTGGGAACCTTGTCGCCAAACTTGGCAGTCAGTGCCTCCTTGGCCGCAGCTTTCAATGCGGTCAGTGTCTCTTTGTCGGTCTTGGGAATCAGGATTTGAGTGCTGAACTCATCCTTGCCATTCATCTCATTCTTGCGTGCTGAGAGGGCAGAAAAGTACGAGGTGCGGACCTCGCCAGTGGTGACACGTGTAGTCATGATCGTTTCTTTCAGATTGATCGTTTGAAGGTTTTCAGCGCCATCACCTGATGACGCAATTGCACTTTAGCACAATTATTTTGCTTGCGTCAAAAAAAATGCGGATGCACAATGGCGGCTCATTTCAACCGTGAAACCGAGGAAACCGATGCAGCTATACCCGCACCAAGAGCAAGCCAAGCAATTTCTGCTGGCGCAAAAGAGGGCCATCCTGGCCGACCAGCCGCGAGTCGGCAAGACACTGCCCACCACGGCGGCAGCCCTTGAAAACCTCCCTGCCCTGATCGTCTGCCCAGCCATCGCCAAGACGGTCTGGGAGGCCGCATTCAACAAGCTGGCCCCAGATGTATCTGTGCGTGTGGTAAATGGCAAGAATGACGCCATGAAGACCACCAACCACCAGGTGGTCATCATCAATTACGACCTGTTGCAATACTTCAACAACGCTGGCTTTCAGACGCTGGTGCTTGATGAGTGCCACCGCATCAAGAACCCTAAGGCCATGCGCACCAAGGCCGCCATGCACTTGATGAAGAACATCACCCATGTCTATGCCCTGTCAGGCACGCCAATTCCAAATCGCCCGATTGAACTGTGGCCGATCCTCCACGGCCTTGGCATTTACCGTGGCGGCTGGTTTGACTTTGCATCGAGGTATTGCAAGTTATGGGCGTCACCTTGGGGCATGGATGCCAGTGGCGCAAGCAACATCCCCGAACTCAAAGCCCTGATGAAGCCCCATGTACTACGGCGCAAGAAAGAGGATGTGTTCAAGGACTACAAAGACCCACAGGTGTCACTGATCACGTTTGACCTGCCCAACGACAAGCGTGAGCAGCAGTTTGATGCCGATGCCTTGGTGGCCAACCCGAACGCCCTGCTGGCCTTTGAAGGCTTGGCCGAGATCATGAAAGAGGCAGGGATGCGCAAGGTCAATGCGGCATCAGAGTTTATTGACGACCTGCTGCAAGCGGGTGAGCCTGTTGTCGTGTTCGCTCACCACAAAGATGTGGTGCAGGCTTTGCAGTCAGAACTGAAAGTCCACAAGCCTGTGACGGTGGTCGGTGATACGCCCAGGGCGCAGCGCGACAAAGCCATCGAAGCATTCCAAGCTGGCAAGACCAAATGCATCATCGGCAACATTGCGGCCATGTCTGAGGGTGTGGACTTGTCTGCTGCCGACACCATTGTGTTTGTCGAATGCACTTGGTCCACCTCTGCACTGGAGCAGGCATCCAGCCGGGTCGAAAACATCACCAAGAACGGCATTGCCCCTGTGATCTACATCCTGACCATCAGGGCATCCCTTGATCACACGGTGCTGGCCAAGATTTTGAAAAAACAAAACATCATTAACCAGATTATTTGAGGAGCCACCATGCAACACACTGAACGCCAACACGCCCGTCTGTCAGCATCACGCACAGAGCGATTCATGCAATGCCCAGGCTCTGTGCGCCTTGAATCCCTCATGCCCTATGAGCCAGCAGGCGAGGCGGCAGCCATCGGCACGGCTATCCACGAACTGTCAGAAAAAATCCTGAACGGCCATGAGATTGATGACCCAGACATCAACCCCGACCACATCGCTATGGCCCAAGAATATGCCGACTTCATCAACAACCTGGTTCCAAACCCGCGCAAGAAACTGATTGAGGTCAACTTGGACAAGGGCTTGAAGTCCCTGCATCCAGCTTTGGGCGGCACGGCTGATGCCATCTTGGTCGATGGCAACCACCTCCATGTCTGCGACCTCAAAACTGGCCGGGTGCTGGTCGAGGCCGAGAACAACAAGCAACTGATGACTTACGCCCTTGGCGCTATGCGGCAGTTCAACGCCCCTGCCGACATCATCTGCACCATGCACATCTTCCAGCCCCGTGCTGGCCACTCCAAGTGGACCGTCAACGGTGTGGACCTGATCAGCCATGGCCACGATCTGGTCAACTCTGCGCGTCTTGCCCTGTCCCCAGATGCCCCCACCAACCCATCACCCGATGCCTGCAAATACTGCCGCGCCAAAACCATCTGCCCATCCATGCGCCAAAAGGTTCAAGACAACGCACGCAAGGACTTTGCACCAGACACGGCCATATCCCCCGAGATGATTGATCTGGCCAAGATGGCTGAAGATTGGGCAGACGCTGTGCTGACTGCCGCAAAAAAGCAACTGACCAACGGCAGCACCATCACTGGCTGGAACCTCAAGCCCGGTCGCAAGACCCGGTTTTGGAAGTCTGAAGAACTGGCCGCAGCCGCCTTGAAAGATCACCCCAACGCATTCACCCTGCGGTCCCCAGCAGCCATTGCCGACCTGAAGATCGAAGTGTCTGAAGACCTGATCGGCATCACCCATGCAGCGCCATCACTGGCAAAAGACAAGGCCAAAAAGCCCCAAGAATAGAATTCATTCCTTGCCCCAAAAGAAAAGCCCCTGCATGACGCGAATCAGGCAGGGGCTAAAGTCCCAACAGGAGAAATACACATGACGATTTTATCAGAGCAAGCGCCAAGTGCGTTTGATCAGTCCCAGGCTGTGGCGCTCAAATTAGGCAACGTCTACCCAGATGCCAACTTTTGCACTTTCAGCGTGCAGAACAGCAAGAAAATCCCCCGCAAACGTGATGGCAGCCAAGGCGTGGCCCGTGACACCCAGCCAGATGCCCTGTTCACCACCGAAGACGTTTGGTCCATGGAGGCCATGCCCCATGGCGACTACTTTGGCCTGGTGCTGCAAAAAGCCGCAGCCATCCTTGGCAAAGGCCACCTAGTGGTCTTGGACGTTGACCTGAAGCATTCCCAGACCACCACTAACATTGCCATCCAAAAGATGGCCCGGTGGGTCAAGGGCAACAACGCCTTGACCGAGATTTCAGTCTCAGGCAAAGGCCGCCACATCTTCTTGATCGCCAACCAGGCCGACAACATCCTCCCCAAGTACAAGCTGGCCGCTGGTCAAGAGGTCGAGGTCTTTGGCCTCGACAACAGCGCAGGCAAGTCAGTGTTACTCAGTGGCTCCCAACTCACGGGCGAGGTGATCGAAGTGCCAGACCTGCACGAACTTTTAACCGAGTGGGGAATCATTGAGCAGCACACCCTGAACCAGCCCAAAGCCTCTGAGCCAATTGACTTCTCCCCACTGGAGCGCAAAGCCCCAGCCATCCAGCCCCAAGCCCCCGATGACATCCACAAGGCGGCCAATGCCCTCATGTTCATCAGCCCAGATGCGGAGTATCAAGAGTGGATTGAAATAGGCCAAGCCCTGCACACAGCGTTTGGCAACCAAGGCCATGCTTTGTGGAGCCAGTGGTCAGCCTCTGGTAGCAAGTACAAGGGCCAAAGCGACATCGACACCCACTGGAAAAGTTTTCACCAGGGCAAGGGCATTGGCCTTGGCACGCTGTTTCGAACAGCAAAAGAACACGGCTGGGAACCACCCACCAAGGCATCTGAGCGCAAATCCGCTGTGGAAGATTTCCAAAACTTATTAAATCCAGTACCCGCAACGCCAAGCTCACCTGATGAGCCACTGCCCTTGAATGCCCTGCAAGGCTGGCCAGAACTGCAACTCGACATCACCAGCCTCAAGCCCATCGACTACATGATCCAAGGGTTTTGGGCACATTCCTTTTTTGTCCTGGCTGGCCAGCCCGGTGTTGGCAAGACCACGGCCATGATCAGTGCCTGCATGGTCATGGCTGGATTTCAGATATCAGACACCACCATCACTGCCAAGAACCACCGCAAGACCATTTTTGTCACTGAAGACAGCGACCAGATCACCCGCACCCTGTTCGCCTATGCCAAGCACTTCCACATCAAACCAACTGACCTGCTCAACTGGTTTGTGGTCATTGACGCTAAACGTTCTGATGTCAAAGACCTCTTAACCCTGGCCCACAACGTGATCAGGCACACGGTCAACGGCATCCGGCCACATTTGGTGCTGGACACGGCCAACAGCACCATGGCCATCGACAACGAGAACGACAACTCCGAGGTGGGCAGCTACCTGGCAGCCCTCAAGCAGACCATCTACGTCCAACTGCACACACCCATATCCATCCTGACCCACACCAACAAGACCATATCCAGACAAGATTCAGATGCCATGGCCCGTGGCGCATCCGCATTCACAGGTGATGCGACTCTGACAGGCATCCTGTTCATGGACCCAGATGGAACCCGGTACATGAAGCTGACCAAAACCCGGTACGAGCCAGATTTCAGAGAAATCAGGTTTGACACCCAGCTATTCCCAGAAATAGTTCTCGACGCCCACGGCGAACCACAGACCATGCTGTGCCGCATTGCCATCCCCTACCCGTCAGCCGAAGAAACCCGCAAGCAAATTCAAGCCGACAAGCAAGATGACAAGCGCAACCAGCAGATCACCGATGCCGCAGATGCCGCCTGCAACTTCATCCAAGCCCTCATCAACACCCACGGCAAGGTGATCATGCGTAAAGGCCCAGGCCGCCCGAACGTGCCAAAAGAACTCCAAGATGCCTACAAGCTGGAGTGGCCTGAGGTGTACCAGGCAGTGCCGCAGGCTGATCAGTCCTATGCCAGAAAGGCTGTTGGGTTCGCCATATTCCATCGGTTCGGGGTCGATCCAAGCCAGTCTGGTTGGGTGCAGTTGGTCTAATCCGGTAATCCGGTGCTAATCCGGTAGTAATCCGGTATACCGGATTAGACAATGGCTGGCTTTGGGGATTAAGTGGGGGCTCTTTGACCCACTTATCCACAGGCCAGTCTCGGAAGAAATCAGGTTACGAAGTCTAATCCGGTAATCCGGTAAATTCCTTTGGGGTCTACCGGATTAGGAATACCTAAAAGGTTAACAGTTTTTTTAGGGGTAAAAAGATGCTGAATTCAGAGTTATCCACAGGTTATCCACAGGCAGCTAATTGGGTCGATGATGACCGTGTTTTGTGCAAAAACTGCTCTAATGCGGTAAACGTGGAATGCAAGCAATCCATGCCAGCAGAGCAGATGGAAAAGCACCGCAAGGTCAATGCTGTACCGTTGCAATGGATGTTTGATGTGGCCAAGGTCAGGAACGGCTGGGCAACAGTCCACTGGAAAGAATGGCAGTGCCAGGCCACTGGAATGTCCACCCAGCCATTCGATCTGCGCCACCGATGCCATTTGTATTCCAAGGCAACTGCACAGCCATCGTCGGTAGAATCCGATGCATGGTGGCAAGACTGAGACAAAGCATTGAACACACTGAACAGGCCAAACTGGTGCAGCGGGTCCGAGCCTTTTATCCCGATGTCATCATCGCGGCCATACCGAATGGGGGCAATAGAACGGCCTCAGAGCGCGTTAGGCTGCATCAGGAGGGGGTACTGGCTGGGATGCCTGATCTGTGCGTCCTTGAGGCGTCTGGTGGGCATCATGGGCTGTTTGTGGAAATGAAGACAGCAACAGGGCAACAGAGCAAAGAGCAAAAGGCTTTGCAGTTGCAATTAAACAACAGCGGCTATCTGTGCGCTGTCGCACGTTCAGCCCAAGAGGGCTTTGAAATCATCAAGGAGTATTTGAATGGCGAAAGCAAACACGCTGTCTGAGTTGGCCGACAACATTGCAGACAGGCAGATGGAGCAGAAGGACAAAGCCAGCCTCACCAAAGCCGAAACATCAGTGGTCAACAAAAAGATTCACGCCTTTGGTGGAGAGGTCGCCATCGTTGACAGACTGTCCCAAGGGGAAACAGTGTTAGGTGTGGCAAGGACGCTGGGGATAAGTCACACCGCTTTTTACGATTGGGTGGACAGAGGAGGTGGGGCACGCGCTGCTGCTCTCGCGCGTGCACGCGCACGGGGTGGTCAGAGTTTAGCCGAGGAGACGCTGGAGATTGCCGACAGCGCGACCCCGCAAGAGGCGCAGGTGGCCAAGCTGAGGGTGGACACC